AGCATTAATGAATTCAAACTTTTCTCTAGGGGTCCAAGTATTAAAAAGCAATTCAGTAGCTTCTATAAAACGTTCAGCTTGATGTTTAGAAGTAAATCCAGCTTCATCACTTACAGCCCATACACAACCTTCCATTCCTCGTTCTTGTCTTTCTTCTTTAGATAAATTGTATACTTCAGTTAAACGTTCAGCGGCATCTTCCCAAGTACATCTGTCATCAAAGATATAAGGGGTTGCAGGGGAACCTTGAACAGAACGACTAGTTGGGAATACTGGGAATGCCCACTTACCGTGTTTTTTATAAGTACCTCTATGGTTTGAAGGAAAATCAGCATCAAAATCAATCCAAGTACCATCTTCAAATTCAAAACGCATTTGGTCTTGCATACCACCTGTTACATTAGCAATAATAGGAGTGCCTGTTAACATTGCTTCTGTAAGTGATAATCCCCAACCCTCATTTGAAGTAAGTAGAATTTGAACATCTGCTAAATTATAAAGATAGTTCATAGCTATTGGGTCTAATCTACCAGGACTAAATACTATGTTATGTTCGGGACATAAAGTTTCTATTACTGTTTTTAGATCTGTTCCTGCTTCACTTATTATTTCTGTATGAAGGAGTAAAACACATTTATCAGCTTTTTCTTTAGGAAGTTGTTCTACAAATAACTTATAAGCTAAAATAGTATCAGGTATTTGCTTACGTCTAATATTTCTTGAGTTAAAGAAAACAACATATTCATATTCTTTTTCTTTAAATAATTGCTTTTTAAACTCTTGAAACTTAGGATCATTTTCTTTATTTTGTATAGGAAAGAAAAGATTAGTATTTAAACCATGAGGTACGTATCTAAGAATTTTATTTTTAATTTTATCGTCTAAAACTAGTTTATTGATATTAACTGTTTGTTTTGAAATGCCTAACAATACATCACATGATTCGTAAAATGCTTTATTGTAGTAAGGTGCTGGATAATCATCCCAAATATTAAGATAGATAATAGGAATTTCTTTACGAATTTCGTTTTCAATAGCAAATAGCCAAGCAAAATAACGAGGATCTGTAATCAACATTATAGCATCAGGTTTTTCTATTTTAAGGAGATTTCTTAGTTGCCCAGCATCTCCATAACCATTATTAGGATAAACAAAAACACTACTGTCTTGAATTTCAGCATGCACATCTGTATCCTTACAAAGATCAATTTTTTTACCTACATCTGGGTGGTTAATAGCAGCTCCTAGGTTTACCCAATTATAGCGGTGAGCTGTATGAATTATAATTTCTCTACCAATATTACCTACACCTGAGGGTAGTCTAATATCATCTGTTAGCAACAGAATTTTCTTTCTTTGCTCCTGGGGAATATAACCTTCTTTCATAAATTATTAAATATCTAAATCGTTGTGACTGTGGATTTGTTTTCTAAACGTTTCATCTGTAAGGTACAAATGAATTGCGCGATCGGCAAGTTTTTGAAACGAAAATTTGTGACGAACGCAAGAAACTTTAAATTCGTCAAATAAGTCACTTTGGATTTTTACACTCGTAAGTGTCATGTCCTTTTTACTCATAACATTGTTTTTAATTAATATAACATATATAAATATATTAAGATAGTCCCCTATCGCATAGATGTGCATTGCCTTTAAAAGGACAGTACGTACAGTTATACTTTGAGGGATTCTTTAACTGAGGTCCGGTATTATAAGATCCGTCCTTAGTAAAAGCCATCTCGATAAATTCATGGATTGCTTTAGTTGCTTTATTAAGCTTTATTTTACCAGAAGCAGGTACGTGGATTTGTACTCTGGGGTCTGGAAAGTCAGGGTTACCGTGCAATTTTCTTTTAACAATGAAATATTCAATATCAATGTTATCAATTGGAAACCCATATTGTTCACTAAAGAACTTTTTGTAAAGAATTAACTGCATCATTTTTACTTCGTCAGTCTTTTCTTTATCTCTCCAACCGCGAGTTGAAGTTTTAATGTCTATAATTTTGATTTTGTTAGATGTTTCGTCGTACAAAACAACATCTAAAAATCCTTTATAGAATAAGTTTTTGTAAATCGGATTAGGTTGAAGAATAATAGGTACTTCAATACCTACTAACCACCACCCTCGCTTACTAAAATATTTACCTTTATTTCGTTTAAACCAAGAAAGAATAGCTAAACCATCCTCATAAAACTCTCTTAGTTCTTCTGGGGATGAGAAATGTTCTTTTTTATTTCGCTCGTAATCAGCTTTATATCCTTCTCTAAGTTTTTGCTCGAATTGTTCCTCTAAATTAATTTGGTCAGCAGCGGTTTTACTTACGTTATAAAACGCAGTCAAATAGTCTTGCATAACCGCGTGTATAGCGGTACCAAACGTCATATGAATCGATACTTCCGACGTATAATGCCCATCTCGATATTGGAGCGCCCACTTGTGTGGGCAGCTCTCAAACATCGAGAATTGACTAAATGAAATCTGTTTTTGAAATCGATAATCAACGTCTGGGGGCGTGTGTTGTTGAACCTCCTTAATTATAGAAGGTATTTTCTTTTTAGCCATGTGTTTTTATATAACAGGATCTAATTGGGGTTCAATATTATTTTCAGGTATGGATATAAAATGACGTTTTAAATTACCTGGTCTATAATAAAGTTCTTCGAACCACCATCCTGGATGGGCATGTTTTTCTTTGTAATATATAGTACAATTAATGTGCATCAAATCTATAATATTTGCTAATCCACTTTCTGAGACGTAAGTGTGTTGAGCATTTTTCATAGCAACTAAATCTTGATAAAGTCCGTTTTTACCAATTAAATTAATTGCTCTTGAAGGAACATAATTACTAATCATATAATGTCCCCATTCTCGTTTACCACAGTCATTATATATTTTTTTCTGCTCTGCGGTTTGTAAAAATGGAAGATTTAAAACAATATCACTTGTACTACCTTCTTTTCCTTCTACATTAATAACATAATCTAAATCAACTCCTAAACCATATTCTTCAGCCATGTAATATGGGATCCAATTTTCTCTAGGATAATCTCTATACCCTAAATTCAAATATTCTCCTTTAATTCCAAAATCTGCTGGGTTAAATTTATAGGGTTGACCTCCTCTACTATAATCAGTTATATTATAGGGGATTTTAATAAGATTTTCTGTAAAAGGTTGCATCATGGTAAGTTCATTTATTCCTTTGCTCCAAGGAGCATCAGGAACAACAAACGTAATTTTTTCTCCAGTTTGTTTATAATACCAAGAAGCTATGGGCCATGTTAAAACAAAGTCACCCATTAAACCTGTACTAGTAAATATCATTTTTTATAATTTTCTATATAATCACTACAAACCCCTAATGTTGATGCTATAGGTTCTTTATTAAAAACCTCAGGCATTACTAAAATACCTCTATCAAATAAGGATGTAGACCAAATATACCCCTTAGATGTTAAAACTCCAAGGTCACTTTCATGCATAAAGTAATTTGCTTTAGTTCCATTTGGATCTAACTGATTTAATGTAGATAAAGCTTCCATATTTTTACAATGGATCCAAAGTTTAGAATAATTTTTATCTAATAATTCAAAAGGAAACTCATATTGAGGTTTATCGTGGCCTAATCTAAATTTTCCACTTTCTAACCATACATCAATTTCTACATCATATCCAGCTTGAAGAGCTTCAAAAATGTATTCTGGCTGGTTTTCTCGTTCAGGATTAGGACCTGAAATATTTCCGCGGTGTGATATCAGTATCATGTGTAAATGATTAAATTGTGATCGTTATCAAGCTCAAAATTATTTTTTAAAGCTAAAATTTCTTCCATAGTACGTCCTTTAACAGTTTCACCTCTAGGTGTCCATAATATACAAACATTTTCATGAACACGCCCGAATTTTAAATTACTTTGTAAAAAACTTATATTTAAATCTTTTAAATAATCATAATATAGATGTTCAGGACTTATATATTTACCAGTATTCCAAAGATTAGTATAATTAAAATAAAATTGGGAAAATGTATTTATAAAGTTTTTATGGATAATAAAAAAATTATCACTAGCATGAGAAGCTCCTAAGTGACTTAAATGATCTACATGGGGCCCAACAACAATAGTTTTATTAAGAGCTTGATTAATTGAATCTAAGTCTAATCTATTAGTAAAGAAAAAATCAGTACGAAACCTTATAATAAGGTCATATTCTACATTATTAAATGAAGAATACTCTTTAATTAAATTAAGTCCTCTATTTATTTTATACCACATATAAAGACTATTTCTAGTCCCATATTTAGGTTCTATGTCTAAAGCCTTTTGGTAGGCTGAATGATTTTGGATTAAATATTTAGTATTTTCGTTAAAGGATTCAATGTCTAATACTTTAGGTTTATATAATGAAATTAAATCAGTTTTATCTTGTTCAGGTAAATCCCATGTGCTTACAAAAACATCATAATCACCTAAAAATGATAATAATCTATCATTTATATTATTATAAGTTTCTTTAAAATAATCTAATTTACCAGTAATTAAAACTGCTATTTTCATTGATTATTAATTTTTAATAATCCAAAATCTGCGGCTATATGGATTAAAAATATTACTATTTTTATCTTCCCAATCATAATGATGATAGTCTCCGTTTAATTTACATTCACTAAATTTAGTAAATTTAACATTCTTTTCTTTTAAAATATTTTCAACATACGAAGTTGAGGGGGTACCAGCAGTTGCTTGTAAAGCCTGGTCACTACCAACTTCATTTCTAAAGTAAATTACGGGTTCAAAATTATCAAAAATAACAGTCTCAAAAAACATTAAATCACAATTATCAAGGCAATTAACTAAATGGTTTTTATGAAAATTAGTTAAATGATAAAATAAACCAAAATTTATTATAATATCCCATTTACCCCAAACCCAATAAGGGGTATCTAAATCACCTTGACTTACACTTATTTCAGGATAATCAATACGGATATTATTTACATTTTCAGGTCTCCCTTCAACACAATGGACTATAGCACCACGTTTTGCAAACTGAGCTCCTATATATCCATTAAAGGCTCCTAATTCTAAAATTCGTTTTCCAATAAAAAAATCTTCAGGATATTGTGAAAATATAAAATCTAATCTAGCATTTTGCCAATTAGTATGGTATGTACTCGGTTTCATTTATGATTTTCTAAATAATAGTTTAAATCTTCAGGAGTGCCTAATCCCCACATTCCTTTAACATCAAAGGTTCTAATTTGTTTACAATCTTCAACTGCTTGATTAAATACAGGACAAACATAAAATTCGTTATTTACACGAATATCCTTTTTAATCATCTGTTCTGCGTATTTAACAAAATCCGAACCGTGCTTCCAATAGTAATATCCCACAGTTGCAATGTCTGAAATAGGATTTTTTTCTGCTACTTCAGTTACTAACCCGTTTTTATCTACTTTAGCAAATGACCATTTAGGGTGAGTGGCTCTAAAAGTAACAATACCTCCGTCAGTTTGGGTTTCATTCATTTTATACATGAACTCATTTGAATCCCATTCTACAAATTGATCTGAGTTAGCAAAAAATAAGGGTTGATTATTATTAATGTATTCTTTAGCCATTAATGCTGTAACAGCTGCACCTTCAGTAACACCATCCACTTCTACAATTTTACAATCTGGAGTAATAAGATTAAGTAGGGTGTCTAGATTGTATTTTTGTCTATGAGATTTTTGAACTATGTAAATATAGTTAGCTTTAATGTTAAGGTTTTCAACTACAACCTGGATCATAGGTTTACCTTTAACATCAATAAGAGGTTTAGGGAACGTATAGCCAGCTTGTTCAAATCTAGAACCAGCACCTGCCATAGGAATTAATACATTTAAATTTTCATCTCTCCAAGCAGGTGATTTCATAACATATCCTTTTTCAATTTCTATTAATTTATTAAAAATATTTGTGTAAGTAACTTCTTTTGGATTTTTTACTCTTAAAATATGTGATTTACTTCTTGAAGCGGCAAGTAACCCATAAGGTGAATCTTCTATAATAAGTGTTTCTTCTGGGAGGTAACTCATTGTTGAAATAGCTTTCCAGTACATTTCAGGGTGGGGTTTACTGTTTTTAACATCCTCATTAGAAATAATTAAATCCATAAATTCTATTATTCCTAATTTAGAAAGTACAGTCAACACTGTCTTACGAATTGAGTTAGAACATACTGCTAACTTATACCCATCTTCTACTAAGGCAGACATTACTGATTGTAAAGTTTGGTTAGGTTTAAGAGCACGAAGTTCTTCTAAGGTATATTTTTGTTTATTTTCCCAAATATCTTTAAAACGTTCTTTAGGTAATCCCTTACGCTCGTGAAGCATTTCTAATTTTTGATTGGTTTTTAAACCATCATAAATAGAAAGATGTTCGTTCCAGTCGATAGCATATTCACCTAGTGCTTTATTTAAAGCATTAAAATGAATATTTTTTGCTTCGACTAGAACTCCATCTAGATCAAAAATAACTAATTTTATCATTTCCACTTATCCTTCATAACTAACTGGGCTATAATCCCGTAGTTGGAGATGTCAATAAAACTATCAATCATTGCTTCTCCTTTAACGTAATTTTTACCATTACGTTGAAGCATATTTTTTAAACGATTGATTTTATCATTGCAACGAAGCCAAATACCTGTAATAGATAGATTAATATCTTCTTCTTTTTCTAGGGTAGAACCTAGAGCAATGTTTTGAAGACCATAATCCATCATTTTGCTAGCAAACAATTCATATTGTTCTTTTTGAATTTGTTGAAATTCGTATGCTAATTCAGGGTATGTTTTTTCGAAATCTGTAACTGCTTTTGAATTGCCGTAACCTACTTGTTCTTCCATTTATATAGTTTTTACTAGTTTATCTAGTTCTTTTTGTTCGATTCCCATTTCCCACAAAATATTTCGAACACCTGGTTCTCGGATTATATCAATGTAGTGATCAGCTTCACCTAAACTACATTCATAATATTTTGCTATATATTCAGCAACATGTTGTGGTCTTTGTTTTTTACTTGGTTTGACATACTTTAGCCAAACTTTTTTCTTTGGGATCATTTCTCGATAAATGGTATAAATCTGTTTCTTATTCTGTGGGCTTATCTTTTGAACATAATTTACGAGTTCTACGTAATTTATATCCATCGATAAATATCTATGAACCATATAAGAATTAAATGAATCCCATGACTCTTCGGTAAAATTAGCCGAAGGAGTCTTTTTGACTGTTATTTCTTCTAACCAATCAAATAGCGTCTTCGTAGTCGTCTTTGATGTCACCTGGTAGAGTTTCTTTTAGAATGCGTCCTGTTTTAACATCGTAAAATACGGGGATAGGAATAAGTGCATCTTGTGCAGTACCTACAGCAAAGCGTGATGCTTTACGCAAGATAATACCTTCAGCAACTACGTAATTCCCATCTGGGGTTTCTACTTTTTCTGTGTTTTTAAGGTCGATGTTAAGTTTAAGGTCTTGGTTTTGATTCATGAGTTTTCGTTTTTGTGTTTAATCCAATCAATATAGAAGCCGAGTGCTACTATAATATTCATTCCAAATGATGCTATAATTTCATGTATATCCTCATAAACATTAGTAGTCAAATGAACATGTCCAACCATCCAAAATGGTATTGACAAATTACCTGAAATCCAAGTTAAAGTATACTTAATGAAAGGTTTCACAAAATTTGAATAATTTTAGCTATACAAGCCATAATATTGATTTCTTTATCAATTCTAAAATTAGAATGGTATTGATATTCTTCAATAATAATTGTTATCATGCCCTCGTTCCCTCCAGCATATGCTGAAGCGTTCTCGTAAAGTGCTTTAAATAATTCATCATAATCATTAATGTTAGAATCAGCAATTATCTGGCGAATATTTTTCCAGTTTTTATCGGTTCTAAGCTCGTTTATAACTTGCTCAACATAATTGTTTGATACAAGTATTGATTTATCTAGTTTAAGTGTGTTATTAATAGTAGATAACTGTGCTGTACCTAAAATTTT